CCTTTGAGTCAGAAGAACCTGAAGAAGGAGAATCTTACGGCGGCACGGCAGATAAAGAACAGCAGCAGGATGATCCCGAAGATTTCCCTAGCACTCCTCCTAGCGGTGCTGGTGGAGTCTCTGATACTGTAAAGACTATGGATTCCCTTGAGCAAGCTCTTAAGGATCTTGCTTCGATGGAAGGTTCTGAGAATGTTTATCTGGAAATTCCTCCTGATCTTGATATTGATAAAATCGTCATTCCTATGAATGAGATCCAGGAAACTCTGAACTCTTCATGGGAAGATTATGAAGATGAAGTTTTCGAAGTTCCTGACGATTTGTATGCAAAATTCAAGCGTTCTGCTCAGAAAGAAGTCAACTACTTGGTAAAAGAATTTGAGTGCCGTAAGTCTGCGGACTCATATGCTCGTGCCACTACTGCTCGTACTGGTGTTCTGGACTGCACTAAACTTCATACTTACAAATTTAATGAAGATCTCTTCAAGAAGGTAACAACTCTTGCTGAGGGTAAGAATCATGGATTGGTGTTTATTCTTGACTGGTCTGGTTCTATGCAGTACGTTATGGAGGATACTATCAAGCAACTGTATAATCTAATTTGGTTCTGTCGAAAGGTTAATATTCCATTTGATGTTTATGCATTTACTTCCGAATATCCTAGGGTTAGTTACGATGAAGATGGGAAAGCAATCATTAAACATTACTGTTATGAGCGTAAGCACGGACTTCTTGGTATTCCTGAATGGTTCTCTATGATGAACCTCTTTACTAGCAAGTGTAATGCTAAAGAACTGGATTTCCAGATGAAGAGAATTTATCGCTTGGCATATTCATTCTCTCATTATGCTGCTTATCGCTATCCAACTGGAATGGGTCTTTCTGGAACTCCCTTGAATGAAGCTCTTATGTGTCTTCATAAGATTATTCCCAACTTCAAGAATGAACATAAACTTCAGAAAGTGCAATGTGTTATTCTGACTGATGGAGAAGCAGCACCTTTGAAATATCATCGGGAAGTTCAACGTCATTGGGAGGAAGAACCTTTTCTTGGTATTGGTGCTATCGGGCATAATGCATTTCTTCGCGATAGAAAACTGGGAACGACTTATTCCTTTGACTGCGAATGGTATGATTTTACAAAAGTTCTTCTCACGAATTTGAAAGACAAGTTTACGGATACTAATTTTATTGGTTTGCGTGTTCTTGAGAGTCGCGATGCTGGATCTTTCATTCGACGTTATTGTGGATACTTTTCTCCTAAAGTTGAAAAAGTTATGTCTGTTTGGAAAAAGACTAAAGCATTTTCTCTAACTAACACAGGATATGATAAGTATTTTGGTATCTCTGCGACAGCACTCTCTAGTGATTCTGATTTTGAAGTAAAAGAAGACGCAACAAAGTCTCAAATTAAGAGTGCTTTTAAAAAGTCTCTTGCATCTAAGAAGATGAATAAGAAGATTCTTGGAGAATTTGTAGAACTTATTGCTTAAAATAAATAGTAATGAAGATTACAGAGAAACAAATGTCCCGTTTTGGAGATCTAGCTAGCGGTAAACCCGCTGCCAAACCCGCAGCACCTGCAGCACCAGCACCTCCTGCTCCCGCTGTTGTCCCTACAAAACCAGTAGAAGCAGTTGCACCTAAGAAGAAATCCAAAAAGTAATCCAATTACTAAACTGTCACAGGGGGCACTAAACGCCCCCTTTTTTGTGTGTATAATAAGTTCAGTTAAATAAACAAAGCACTCCAACATCATGTCTCTTTCCCCTGAGTACATCCGCACGTCTCTCCAACAAGTTTATGGAGAATCTGTTACTGCAGCAGATATCCGTGCTTGGTGCGCTATGAATGGTTGCAATTACCAGACCGTAACTAACAAACTCTCTGATTGTAAGACTGGTCGTGGTAAATGGAATCTTACCGTTCGGGAACAACTTGAGGAAACTTATCAGGCAAGTGCCCCCAATACTACCGATCGAGAACTTCAAAATCTTATCCCTGAAAAAAATGATACCTTCGTCAAGTTTGGTAATTTCAACGATCTACGCAAGATTATTCAGTCGCGACTGTTCTATCCAACGTTCATTACGGGTTTGTCGGGTAATGGTAAAACGTTTTCAGTCGAACAAGCCTGTGCTCAGTTGGGTCGGGAACTCATCCGTGTAAACATTACTATTGAAACTGATGAAGATGATCTTATTGGCGGTTTCCGTCTTGTTAATGGCGAAACCGTCTGGCACAATGGCCCAGTCGTTGAAGCACTCGAACGAGGTGCTATCCTGCTCCTTGACGAGATCGACCTTGCCAGTAATAAAATTCTCTGTCTCCAAAGCGTCCTTGAAGGCAATGGAGTCTTTCTCAAGAAAATTGGAAAGTTTGTCAAACCCAGTAAAGGTTTCAACGTCATCGCAACCGCAAACACTAAAGGTAAAGGTTCAGACGATGGACGATTCATTGGAACTAACGTGCTCAACGAAGCCTTCCTTGAGCGATTCCCAGTAACCTTTGAACAGGAGTATCCTACTCCTGCAAATGAGATCAAGATTCTTGTTAATGTTGCTAAAGATCTCAATGTAGTTGCTCCTGACTTCTGCAAGCGTCTTGTAGACTGGGCGGATATCATCCGTAAGACTTTCTATGATGGCGGCATTGAAGAAATTATTTCTACTCGTCGTCTAGTCCACATCATCCGTGCTTACAGCATCTTTGCCAATAAAGAAAAGGCAATCGAAGTCTGTGTCAATCGTTTCGATGATGAAACCAAGCAGGCATTCCTGGAACTTTATGATAAAGTTGATGGAGACTTCCAACTCACTCCTGATGATGCTCCCGTTGCAGAATCTGAAAAAGAGTGATACAATATGATTAATTCTTGGTCCCTATTATTTGATGAACTAAAAATGGACGAGTATCCTTATAGTGAACATGATTTTCATCCAGACTATACCGAATTGCCTGACACAATTCCAACTCTTAACATTGAAATGAACAGCAACAATCCCAATCGATTTAAGTACAGCGAAGAAAGTATTATCAAAGAACTAAGCGATTATATTTCTGGTACATATAACCAGCATTATTCTGCTGGCGATGATAAAATTCAGACACTTGATCTGATTGAAGCATGTGGCGATGGTGAAGCATTCTGCCGCAGTAATATTCTCAAGTATGCCTCTCGCTATGATAAGAAAGGCACTGCTCGTCGCGACATTATGAAGATCTTGCACTATGCTGTTCTTCTCATGCACTTCAACGACAAGAACGCAAAACGTGAGGACTACCCTAACCGATGAAATTGAAACCTAACAGCATGAAATTATCTGACAATACCCTGACCATCCTCAAGAACTTTGCAGGAATCAACAACTCTATTCTTGTAAAGCAGGGAACTAAACTTCGCACTATCTCTGTAGCAAAAAACATTCTTGCAGAAGCAGATATCAAGGAAGAGTTTCCTCGGGACTTTGCGATTTATGATCTTAATCAATTCCTGAATGGTCTTGGTTTGCATCAGGATCCAGACCTAGACTTCAACGAAACTTCTTATCTCAGCATCAAAGAAGGTAAGCGTCGGGTCAAGTATTTCTATGCAGATCCTAATGTAATCATTGCTCCTCCTGAGAAAGAAATTAATCTTCCTACTCAAGATGTTTGTTTCCAGTTGGATAGTACTTCTTTGGAGAAACTTGTAAAGGCAGCTGCCGTCTATCAACTCCCTGATTTGTCTGCTGTTGGAGAAGCAGGCGTTATCAAACTGGTGGTTCATGATAAGAAGAACGATACTTCTAACCAGTACGCTATCGTAGTTGGCGAAACCGATCAGGAGTTTAGTTTTAACTTCAAAGTTGAAAATATCAAGATTATCCCTGGTGCATATGACGTAATTGTCTCTTCAAAACTGCTCTCCCAATTTACTAATACCAAGTATGATCTCAAATATTACATTGCGTTGGAACCCGATTCAACCTTCGGTTGACATTCCTCTTAGAATTGTAGGCAGCATTGGTGTTATTGTTGCCTACTTTGTTATTCTACATGTAAACGTCCTCGCAGGAGTTTTTATCAACTTCGCAGCAGATTTAATTTCAATACCTTATTTTATTAGAACTAAATCTTGGGATGTCGTCGCCATGTTATCTTTTCTACTTGCGATCAGTATTAGTAAACTGATCTCATGAATGCAAACACTTTAAGGATTGTTGGAAGTGCCAGTTTGCTAATTGGTTACTTCCTTCTTCTGTATTTGGACGTTAGAATTGGATGTACATTCAGACTAATTGGTGGATGTATGATGATTCCTTTTGCAGTGTCTATCAAAACATGGGATGTAGTAGGACTACAAACATTTTTTGCAGTCATTGACGCATCAAAAATTATACAGTTATCATTATGACAGATTGGAAAAAACTATACAGCGATCTTCCTGTTGAAGAACTGGATAAGATTGCTCTCCTCCGAGTTATGGAATGCACTAATGGAATTATCCAATATGCATTTCGAGATGGAGAAGATTATGCACTTCCTCTTGAGGAAACAAGGCGTGCTATGAAATTCAGCATGGGATGTATCAAACGAATGGAGATCCCGCTGAAAGAGGAAACGATTGTTTTTGCTCCAGAAACACAAGAACTCATGCGACAAGCAAGAGATTTTTATGTTCGTGGTATGAAGCAGGGAGATGATGAGGCGTATGCTGAGTTCATGAAAATCTCTGAGGTAACCGCTCAAGTTTGTGGAATCGATCGTCTCATTCAGGCAAAGAAAACTTTAGAACAAAACGTTGACGATATTCCTCCTG